TAGATTCGTATATTTTTGTAGCCATTTTTCTCCTAATGTCCTCTTTTATATTATAGCCTAATTTTGTTTATATATAGCAATGTGGTGGGTATTTCTACCCACCACATTACATTAAGTTATTTAGTTTTATTAACCAACGTATACACGGTCAACGATCTTTCCATAAAGAGCGTTTGTACCCGATGCGGTTGAACCAGCATTTCCTTGATTATTCTTTTGGGTATTTGAAGCCAAAAGACGGAATGTTACAGGGAAAACTGTAGCTTCATTTCTCTTGATAGCAACCGAAGCAGCTTCCATAGAAACTGCACGATAACCAAGATAAATTCTTTCTGATTTAGTTCCACCGTTTGCATTTGCTGTTACAACTTCTGGTCCAGGACCAACAACTAGGATTGAACGCTCCAAAGGAGTTAGACCTAGAGCACCACCATTAATTTCGAACTTCTGGAGAGTACCTTTTGATGTAGCTACCTGTGAAGCTGTTGAGTTGTAATCTGAATCTTGTGATCCAATCACAGTGAAAAGATTCTCAAGTGTAGCTTCTGTGAAAGTTGTCTTAATCATAGCTTTCTGACCTTGCTTGTAAATCTTAGCAACATCTAGAAGTTGATCAACCTGAACTTCACCGTAATCTGGAGTGAAGTCAAAAGTAACACCTTCAGATGTGTAACCAACGTGTCTAAACTTTGATGATCCAACAACGCTTGGATCTTGATAAGAACCAGCTGTATTTAGAGCATAATCTGCGTGAATATCTGTCTCTGTGTATTCTGTACCTGTTGTTTTACCAACGTAAACAACACCAGCACCAACGATAATATTTTTTGAACTATTTGCCATTTTATTTTTGCACCTCCTTGCATTTTTGAATTAGCTTTGGGGGCTTCCTCATTAATATAATACCATACATTCTATTTTCTAGTATATTCATAAGTTAAATATAACGTAGAAATATATAATCCAGATTCCAAACTAATTGGAGCCTTTTCATTTATTGAATAATTATCTTGTCTTACTTTAATGCATTTAAAGTTAATTTCTTGATCCCTCAAATGATTATTCATAGCCTGAGCAGATATATCAAACTGACTTAAAACATCATAAATAAAGTTTTTAATTGGATATAACTCATTCCAGGGAGCAACAATAGAAAGGGTTGCTTCTTCTTTAATTATTGGAAATGTTTTTGCATCTACCCCCGTATATACATAATCATATAAAATATATGGAGTTTTATCGGTTACAGCATTAGCATCATTAATAGCAAAAATAGGGGGTGTAATTGTATACTGGTCTACATTCCAAACGGCTGTAGGTAGTTTAGAGGACCCAGAAATGGCACCACTGGCTTTATCCCAAAGATAGTTTCCAATTAATATAATTGGTAGTTTTGTATAATCCATTTTAAATACTTGCCCTTCTAACTATTTTCTTTGCTGATGCATCTGCAAGAGAAGATCCATTTAAATTTCCTTTATTAATACTTGAAACAGCTATATCTGATTCTATTCTTGTAGCTTCATTAATTTTATCATAAAAACCAATATCTGTTAAAACTTGATTTGCGTTATTTTGCATAAAGGAATCAAAAGCGGATTTAAAAGAACCTGCTACTCTTGTACCACCAGGATTTGGAACAAATACTTTTTTAGAAAATACTTGTTCTCCATTTATTTGAAAAGCCAAAAATTTATTGTTTTTTGGAGTAATAGTTAAAGACTGTCCTTCTTCCATAATAAAAGCTTTTCTTTTAAAGACACTGCCACTTTTTTCAGGGGATGAAGCCTCTATAAAATTATATTGTATTTTTGGAGATTGACCAGTAGATATTGTATATTTAAATAATCTAGCATTTTCATCTCCAGTTCTTCCTGTTTCATAAATGTGATGAAAAGACATATGATCTCTTCTTGCTAGATTGTCAATATATGATCCAAAATATTTTCCTATTTTTTGCAATGCTGATTCAATTATTGAATTTTTGTTAGAACTATTTTCATGTAATTCTGTCAATAATTTACTATGATATTGTGCTACAGCCATAATTTTTTCTGGCATTTTTCCAGTATCTATTTTACTCATTAAATGCCCTCAAGCTGTTGTATTTCTTGTCTTTCTAAAGTTATTTCATATTCAATAACTTTTCCATTAAAATCAATTATTGGTGTAAATCCTCTAGGTTCAAATATAGTTGCACCATTAACTCCACCCTTACTATTTGGAATAAAGTCTTCTTTCCAGATTATATCCATACCACTTCTTATTGCCACAACACGAGTAGATGAAGATATTGCTTTAGGTGATCTTATTTTGATAAAGTTCTTATCTATATTTATTTGATTATTAATATCTATTTGACCTGAATCTCCACCCATTTTTGATCCAAGCAAACCTCTAGCACGACAGTTAATTGTTTCTGTTAATGTCCAAGTTTTAGATACCATACCATTTATTGCATTTCTTGTTACAGTATTTGTATAAATATCTGCTTGCATTGTATAGTTAGATGCTACTAAACAAGACATTTAAATCGCCCGCAAATCCCATCGTTTATATGGTTCAAGTAAGGCATCTACATAAAGGTTTCCTGTACTATTAAGAATACCGTCTTGGAAGGTAATATCAAATGAATCATTCTTAATTGATTTAAAACCTTTATTACGATAAACAAAGTCAGAGCAGATGAGGTCTATAAATAATTCCATAGTTGCTTGTTTAATTGCATCTGGAACATTTTTCCAACCATACTCACCACGAATATTAAACGAGCTACCTTCCGCAAAAAATCTTTGTGTATAAATAGGATTAATGTCTTTCCATTCAGAAATGTTTACACTTTCTTGATATGTTCTTAATCCATAATGACTTTCTGAAATAATTAATGGCAAACTCAAATCATCTATTGTTTCATAAAGTGAGCTATCGTAAAGTACAACATCATCAGATGTTACTTTATCATATGATTCAATTCTTTCACCAAGATGTAAAAGATCTGTACCTATTCCAAGAGTTGGCACTGTTTTATATTCAAAATAAAAATTATCATTTGTTCTTGAATTAATTAAAAGTCTTGCTTTTTTTTCAAATTTTTCAATAGTTGATTGATTTAAATTATTAGAGTCTTCTGCTTGATGAGATATAAAAGAAAATTTCCAGCTACTTCCAGAAAAATTAGTTCCAAAGTCTGTAATTTTTACTGTAATACTATAATCTTTTTCTATATGTGTTATTGTTCCAACAGCATAATTTATAGTTGAATCATCTGGAATACTAATATGTGAAATTAATACTTTATCTCCAACAATATATGATCCAGTGTAAGGATCTGTTCCATAATTATTCAAAGAAATATATTTTTTAGGAGAATCAAATGTGTACTCTGGAAAAACTTCATTTGAGTTTAAAAAACCATTTCCCCAGTATAAATCATAATCTCCAATAGTAATATCTGGTAATAAATTAATTCCAGCATATTCAGCTATTTCTTTTGCGGTTGCATATGGTCTAACTAAACTAATATATAATTCATCGGTAAAAGAATCATTTGTCTTAATACCTTGAATTTCAATCTTTAGCTTACGATCATATGCTGTTGTATCTGAATTTAATGTTAAAGTAAATATATTTGACACAACAGTATTTGTTTGATCTTGCTGAATATATTGATTATTATCTAGGTCATAAACACTATAAACAATACTTACTGTATTTGCTGGTGCGGTATATAAAATATTTAAACTAGCACCGTCTGTTCTTAAATATTCTTTCACTATCTTACACTATGAAAAGCATTATACTCTTCTAGTGATGCCTCCCTAACACCATATAATGGCTCATTTAAAAGAAACTCTGCCAGATTTTTTTCAACAAAAACATATGGATCATCATACTCAAAGTTAATACCTTTTATATAGGCACCGATACCAGCAATAGTTGTTAAAAGTATTTGTTCATCTGAAACTGGCATTATTTCTTCAGTTATATCAGATTCAATAACTTGTTCTTTTTCTGGTTCTACATAATCTTTAAACCCTAAAGATGATCCTTCATAATCATCAAAGGTTAATCCTGATTCTTCAATTACCGCAATTACATCTTGTTTTCTTGCATTCTTTGTATATTCAAGTCCAAAGTCATCACAAAACTGTTTTAATTCTGCAATAGTTTTTGTATTTAACATAATTCCTCCTATTTAAATATTATACACCAAAAATAAACAAGGGTTACATTTCTGTAACCCTTGCTTAAAGTTGTTTGGATTAAACCTGCTTGCCGTAGGCAATAGCTGACTTTTCTTCCAACGCAAGACCCAAACGAACATACACTGTATATTCGATAGAATCTTTCTTTGGTACGAAGAACTTGTGCACCGTAACATCTCTCTGGAAACCCCAGATTCTGTTTTGCGGGAACGTAATGTCTACGAAACCAGTTGGGTACAAAGGAACTTCCTGTACTGGAAGACCAAATACAGAGTAAGTTGCACCTGCTGGACCACCAATTCTTGGTGTAACACCATCAAGAACACGCTGTGCAGTTTCGAACGGAACAGACTTTGTAGCCTGATTAACTGTACGAAGTTCTGTCAACAATTCTTGGATATGCTGGCTGTTCATATAGAACTTAAGATCCTGTCTACGAGCCTTGAATTTACGAGGCAATGCATTGTAAATTGCTTCAAGGGCATCTAGACTGAACTTAGCTGTACTTGCTGCACCAGATGCCCAGATTCCTGCCATAGCTGCTGAATTAGCTGCTGCTTCGTGACCTGTTGCTGATGTATCAAGTACTCTATTGTAGAAACCTGCAATAGTATTATCGTAAGAACCATTACCAGAAGTACCTGTACGACCATTGATAGCAATATCCTCAAGATCGTTACCGAACTGAGTTGCCATCAAACGTACAACGTGATCCTCAAGAGAAGAACCTTCGATTGAATCTTCTAGAGATTCTGTTGAAAGTTCGTAATCTAGACGGAACTTTGTTGTTGTAAGATCCAACTTTGTGAAGATTGCACCTTTGTTTGTGTAACCAAAAACATCAGACTGATCAGCCTGAGTAGCCTTAGATACCAAACGTGTACCAACACGAATTTTATCAAGTTCCATAGTATTAGCTGTCATCAAAACCTTACGACCATCTTGTGCAAGCACCATCTGATCAAAGACGTAATCGATAAACTGTGCAGACTGTTTTGGTTGCAATACACCA